CCACCGCGCTGCCGAACAATGCAGCACTGACTGCCGCGCCGCCATTGGCCGCCGTCTGGTACACGCCGATATCCCCCGCACCGGTAGTGTCAAATGCTGTACAGGACAGTGATACTTCCGAGATACGAGCATTCGAGGGTACGCGGCACAGGCGGTAGGTAGAACCGATACTCGCCGAGGCCGAAGCCACGACGGTACCGATTGCTTCCAGCAGTGATGCATGCGCCAGGCGAGCGTTGCTCAATACCGGTGGCGTAGCATCCGCGTTGGTAATTACAGAGCCTTTAAGAGCTTCAACAGCCATAGTTCAGTTCCTCCCGAATTAGGCGCGGTAAGAGACGATGGAGTAGACCTTGTTCTCTTCGAGACGGGTCGCTCCAGCAGTCATGGTGGTGTACAGCTGCCACGGCTCACCTTGCAGGTCATGGCGGCGGGATACGGTGTTCTGAATATCCGCCCATTGGCCCAGGTACATACCGCTTTTCACCCATACAGGAAGGGTCACTTTGTTGGTGCCAGCCAGCTGAGTTTCGATGAGTTCGGTGTGAATGAACTTGAAGCCCAGGAAACTCTCCAGTTTACCGTCACGCAATACCGGCGCACCGCCGTTGAAGTCCGAGCTGATTACCTGAACTTCATCCAGCAGGGCCGCATGGTCCACCGCGGTGATACCGATGTAGGCTTCTTCCATGTCGAAATCGACATAGTTGGCCATCATCAGCTTTTTCACGGCCTTGATCTTGGCGACGTTCAGCGCGGAATTTGCGCCACCGGTGGCTACCGCGACCTCGTTACCTGCGGTAAAGCTGGTTGAAGTAGAACCGGTCTCGCCGGTCTTGGCAGTACCCAGAAACGCATCAATGATCAGCTTATCCTGCTGACGACCTGCTGCCAATACCGCGTTCTGGACGTATGAGGATTCCGGATTGGTGATAAGACGCAGCTTATCGAATTCGTCGATGAGTTGCGGCAGATCGAAATCCGAAGGGAAGACCCAGCGGCGGTCGGTCGGTGCATCCACACGGCCCATGGCCGCGAAGCGCGAAGTGACCGGTTGCATTTCAATGGACCCGATCTGGTCAACAGGCGATGCCTGTTTACCCACATGCGAACCCATCATAACCGCATTGCGGAGTTTGGAACCTTTCTGTTGCAGCAGCAGGTTGATATTGGTGCTGTACTGCTGCACAAAATGAGTTGGAATATTGATGGACATATCGCCCTCCAAAAATCGTTAATGAAAATACGAGTTCCGAAGTGCTTGTCCACCATATGGCAGGGCGACCTTCATGCCCCATCCCGGGGCTAGGGTGCCTTCTTTCAGGCTGTCCAGCGGCTCTTTCGAGTTCCCGCTATTTGTTCTTACGAAGATGAAGCGGTGGTTTTTTACCAGCGACCGTTTCAACTCCGATAAAATCTTCGAGTTCCCTTGCTCGGGCCACGGCTTCCGCCGCTGGGCGACCGTGGGTGTATGTGAGCTTGAGCAACTCCAGACGCAGTGTTTTCTGGTCCATATCCGTAATATACCTCAAGTTATCGAGAAATCAAGTCTGCCTTCCTTCGCGCCACCGGCGAGACAGCACCACCAGCGGAAACCCCCATACTAGAGGTGGCTTGCGGTTTATTCATCGGCCTGTCTGCTACCGGCGGATTCTCCGGTTATTTCCCGCGAGGGGGCTTTCGTCAGGACTACCGACATTGCGAGCCGCCACGCTACTTACGACCGAGAATCCGGCTTGCGCGCCCTTTATATCCGTGGGCATAGGCCGCGCGTCCTTGCGCATTGGCTTTCTTTTTCGCATCCTTACCGTGGTAGACCTTACCTGAGTGACCCCATTGGTATCCCACAATGTGACCGTTCTTTTTGACAGGATGCGTTGGCATAGCTTATCCCTCCGCGGGGTACGCCCACTTATGGAGTTTCTCCATTTCAGCGCGGGCTGCCGCATCGCCGTTGGTATAGCGGCGGACGAATTCGGCGTCTCCGCGCAGGGTATTGATCTGTGAGCGGGCCTGTTCAGGCGTCATAACGCCAAAGCCCGACGGGCTATTTCCACCGACAAAATCCGCTTCGCCCATTTTGCTGCCGATATTATGGAACATTTCCATGACCTTGGCGAAGCCCACCTGGGATTCCAAAAGATCGATAGTTTCCGCATCGATACCGAACTCGTTAGCCGCACGTTTTGCCATGGCCAGGTTCTGGTCATGGGCCGCGCCCCAATCCTTGCGTAACTGCTCCTGTTCCTGGGCCACGGTAGCTTCATAGGATTCCTGTTGCTGTTGCTGAATCCCTTGGACGAATTCTTCATACTTCTGTGCGATCTGTGCCCCCATTTCGCGGGGCACACCGATATCATGGAATGCACTTTGCGCCCATTCGGCGAACATACCATCCCCACCTTCCGGAGCTTTGAAACCATAGCCTTCTGGGGACTCTGGACGGCCGAGTTTATCCCATACTTCGGCGTTCCAGGCATCCGGCCCGGCATCGGGCTTAGGCATCTTGATAACCTGGTCGGCCGGAACGCCCAACAATTTCTCGGCATTACGGTAGCTTTCAACTACCGACGCCGGATCTTGCCAGCCTTTGTTCTGTACGTAGCCGCTCAGGTCTTCACTAAAGCCTGAATACCATGGCGCCTCGGCGGTTACGGGGGCCGTAGCCGCCACGGCGGCCGCAGTGGCGGCGCCTGAATCCACTGCCGATGCCGCTGCGGTTGCTGCGGTTGCTGCGGTTGCTGCGGTTGCTGCGGCTGGGTCGGTTGTTTGTGCTGCTGGTGCGGGTGCTGCGTCGCTCATTGCTTCATCCTCTCACTGTAGAGTTGCCAAAGAGTATCGGAATCCAAGTTAAGATGCTGCTCGATTCGCAGCCATACCTCTCGTCTTCCATCCAAAGTTGCAGAAATCCGCGCGTCCGGGTCGAAAGTGCTCTCATGTGCCCGGCAGAATCGGGCCAGATCGATGAGAACCTGTTGCCCATCGGGCCCCTCAAAGACTCGCTGATAGGCCCGTTTACGTCCCATGATCAATCGGCGCAGCGCATCAAGCATTTCACTTGGTTGCATTTTGGTCTACCTGCTTGGTTTTCGCCATGGCATTGGTCATCGCAGCGGCGCCCGGCAGGGCCTGTACCGCCTGTTGCTGTTCGGCTTGCTGCTGTCTCCCTTGGCGGATAGCGGCCACTTCTTCTTTGGCTCGCATCCACCGCGTTGGTACCGCCTGAATCTCGGATACCTCCGGTACAATCACATCCCAATTGAAATGGTCCAGTGGCTCCGGATTCTGTGTGACATTAACAATGTTCAACGTGGTTTCGACGGTACGCATCAAGCCGGCCACTTCCTCCGCCCGTTGAGCACGGGATAATGGAGAATCATACTCCACCTGATACTCACCCTTGGCTTCCAGTAATGCTGGCGGCGGCGGGGGCAGCAGCTGTTGCTGGATTAACACATCGATTTCCCGCTCAATCAGCGGACCAAGATACTCAGATTGCTGACGACCTATAGTCGGTGCGAGCAGGATACCTTTCTCACGGGTCCGCTCCATTACTTCGGTAGCCGTCATCTGCGGCGTATCTACAAGGATCTGGAACAAAGTTACCAGGAAGGCATCGTTAATGATGGCACGTTCATCATCCATCATGTCCTTGCCGATCATCACATTGCCTACCGGCAGCGTCTGGACCAAAGCCCGGCCTTCTGCGCTCACCCCGCCATAATTCAGGGCGCCTGGCTTCATGCTGAAATTACTAATAATGCCATCATCATGGGCCAATAGAATCGGATCTACCGTACGATGACCCTGCTTGAGTACGGTTTTCTTTTCTTCATTCAGGGTCTTAATGGCCGGCAATACATCCATGGCCGGTGAGCGGCCGTAGATTTCCCCTGGTGCCTGCTCATAGCGGCTGATGGCGTATGGGAAGGTACTGTACCCGCCTTCTTCCAGCAGGACCTTTTCCTGTTCAGCCACATAGTAAGAGGCGAAAGGTTTGCCTTTGGCATCTTTACGCTGCGGGTCATAGTCCTCGCGGGGCTTTACGCAATGGATAAACCAGAACTTATCATTGGTCTTATCCGCCTTTTCTCGAATGGCTGCTGGGACTTTATCGCCCCATTTTTGTACTGCCTGGCGGGCTGTTAGTTCAAAACGGCGTAGAGCCGTGTCCACGATACCCTGATGATTCTCGGCAAAGTAGACTTCATTCAGACCAATGGCCTTGTAGCGCAGACCTGGTTCTGCCTGCAAAGCGTCGGTGAATACGCAGCCTGAGCCGAAGCCCCCAAGGCTGATGTAGTTCTGCTGATTCTGACTGGCGAAATTCGCCTTGGGTGCGTACCGGTATTTGAATACCAGGCGCGTGACTTCTTCAAACCACAGCTTCACTGCCCGGTCTTTGCGCAATTCTGGATCACTGGGTACCAGTCGGTGCCAGGTAGTATTGCGCGGTGTCAGTAATGAATCCAGGATCGCCCCGAACCGCTTGAGCGCAATCGAGGCCGTCGAATCGTAGATGAATTCGGTTTTCTTTTCACCGGGAGTATTGTAAGAATTTGCAAAAAACGTATTGGAATACGCCGGTAATACTCGCTCGGCGATTTCCTGCCAATGGCTTTCCCACGTGCCGCGATTGCCAGATAGCAGCTTGAATTCATCAACAACGTCAATGGCGACCTGCGATTCATTGATAGGCATGGATTATACCGGCAGTAGGGAGCGGGTAGCGGAGTACCCACCGGTGAGAAGACCACGGGGCCCAGTCAACAAGGTCGATGCTCGGCCACCACCGCCGCCGAGGGCGGAACGGGCCAGGGCCAATGCCTTCTTACGTGCCTCGGCGTCCTGCGCCTGCTGGGCGGCGGTCTTCTCGCCTGCGGCAAGCGCAGCGGCAGCGGCAGCTGCGGCATCCGCCTTCTTCTGCTGTTCCTCCATGGCTACCCGCTGGGCACGACCTGTCAGGTCTTTCCACTGATTGTTCAGATTCAGCGGGTCTTCGCCTTTACCCCCACGGGTCAACCCCGCTGGGTCAAAGATGCGGTTCTCGGTACTACCAGGGCGGGTGATGCCGGCGGGATCAATGGCTTTATCCCATGCTTTTTTCAGGACACTGGTGTTACACATCACTTATTCTCCATCGCGTATGTTCCACCGACTCTGTGGAAGCCAAGGCATTCGTAGAGTTTCCCCGTCCGCTCCGGTTCCAGCGCGGTGCTGATCCCGATGTTAATGTCTGCAATGCCGAACATCTTGGCCCGGCGGATATATTCCCGAATCAATCGGGGTCCTACATGGCCTCGGTATTCGGGTGATACGTATTGCACCAGGTCCCACGCCGCGAGATCATTGCCGAAGAATTGTTCCTCCACCTGGCCAATAAACACGCCGACAATCTGTCCTTCCTTCTCAGCCACAAATGTCAGTCCTTGCGGGATGACATAGTGGATAACCGCGCCGTATTTCACCGGGTCAAAGTTGAACCGGGAGTACCGCGACTCAAAGTGCATGCGCCGGCCAAGTGTTACCAGCGTGGGTATGTCACTTGGCTCTGCTGAACGTATCACTATGCTCAAGCGTATTACCCGAATATGGAATAGTCAACATCTTGCGCTATCCGCGGACCGCGGCCCGTACCGCCCCGACCACTGCGCAAGTCTCGTCGCGCTACCTTCTTGGCGAAGGTCAATGCCAGGGAATCCCCGTCGTTTGGCGAGTCCAGTCCACGCTTCTTCATTTCGTCCTTGGATTCCAGGATGATGGCATCCCGGTTTCGGTAGTAGCGTTTCTCTGGGCCTGCCAGGTCTTGCTTGAGAATGGCATCATCATCGATGCATCCGCCATCCAGCCAGTCGCGCATCTGAAACCACATATGGGTCCGCAGATTGGCATGGGCCGGTTCCGGCGATTTACCACCGAACCATATCTCATGCACCTTGTAGCCAAGCTCCTTGAGCCGGTCTATAACCCCTGTGCCTTGCCCGGCGTCGATCATCACCCCATCGGGATTGGTCTTGTCGATCCATTTAGCCACCTGGTAGGCGGTCTGCATGTCATCGCGGATTTTGAAACGCACTGGTGGGATAGATCGGGCGTCCCGCCCCTGGCGCCAGCGTAACACCGTCGGGTCTCCGCCCCGCCCCACATCCACCCCGAGTATCAACGGGGCGTGCAGGTCGGGCTCCAATTCCCGCTCCACGGCCGCCTGGATCTGGTCCCAGCCGATAAGTTGGTCTTCACCACGAAGGGGAAACTGCCCTTTGACCTCGACCCTGGCCTCATCCGAGTCCTCACCGTATTGGTCCACGATGGCCTGCAAAGCCTTTACGTCTACGCCTTCTACGTCTCGGGAGTCGATGTTACGGGTCTTCCAATACCGGCGGTTCTTGTGAAAGCACTCAAAGAAGGTACCGGTATTTCGCCGCGGATTGGAGAATACGAACCAGTACCGGTGCATCACCGGCTCCGTGAAGAAGCCCTCGGATACCGTCCAGATAGGCGTCGGGATACCCGAGGCTTCATCGAACAGCAGCATAATGCCATTGTGGTTGTGCACCCCGGCGAACGCATCCGGGTTTTCCTCGGACCACAGCTGGGCCTGGGCGTAGTAGTAGCCGGTGTCGATCTTGAGTTGCTTGGTCAGCAGTTCTTCGAACCACCCCACCGGCTTGCGGTGCAGCGCTCCTCGCTCGAACCAATGGCCATTAATCGATAGCGTCTGCCACTTACCCAGCTCGGCCCAGGTGCGTGACTTCAGCTGCATTTCAGTATTGGCGGTAATGATACTGGTGCTGCCTAGGTGGATATCCTGCATCCACTCGGTCAGCCAGCTGGTCAGCGCGGATTTGCCGGGGCCACGTCCAGAAGCAGTGGCCGAACGGTAAATCTCCGGATCGTCCCCTCGGGCGATGCGCCGGCGGTTATCCTCGATGTGCGCCGAGATTTGATTCAGTTCTTCCCGTTGCCACTTACGTGGCCCCTTGAATTTCTCAAGCGGCGTGCCCTCTTTGCCCCATGGGTATTTGAACAGGACATACTTTTCCAGATCATAGGCGATGGCCGGGTCCCATAAGGCCCGCATCAATTCCTCTTCCTGCTTCGCTGTGAATGGCGATATGGGCTGGGGCATTACACGAATCTCAAGTGGTGATAGCCGAACCAGCTTAGCCAACCCAGGCCGATAACGGCGCCCAGCAGTATTGCCACGGTTAGCCACATGAGGATTTTGTAGAAAATGTCCGGCATGTTCCAGGTCCACGGTCGGTTACAAAGTATGGCCCGAGTATAGCACAGCGCCTTTCCTCCGCCGCAAGTTGCGTTTTAATGCGGGTAAGTATCCTTGCGTTTTACAAGGTTATTATTCGACTGTTGCAAAATAAAAATTTGGCCGGGTGGGTCCCCCTCTCCCACAGCGCCGACCGATAATCCGGCCCCACCCCCACCCCCAGCCGGGTCTTTTTGCAACTGGCGGGGGGCCTACTGCGCATAATCCCGCATTATGTTAAGTAGAAAGTGACGGGAGTTTGACGGTTAGTCGAAGAGATCGGCAGCGTCTGCCAGGTTGCCAAGGGCGGGTGGTTCCTCGCGGATGGCGGACCCTTCGATAACCCTGGCACGGGCATCGTGTAGCACCTGGCTGATATCTATGCTGCCGTGGTGATGTACGTCTACTTGTGTCTTGGCGCCGAACTGGTCAGGGTCCAGCCGCTCCGCCAGCCATTTGCGCATATTGGCCCGGCTTTCGGCCCATCGTACGTGCCCACGGTCCATAGAGCCGCGGCTATCCTTTGGCGGCTCCTGATCTACCAGTTTCAAGGCTTCGTCGGCCAGATGTGCGGCCCGTTTTTTGCGCGCACGCGCGATGCTGTTTGCTAATTGGGGGCACTCATCCGCCCATTGGTGTATCGTCCACCGTGTTGGCATACCGAACTTCTTGCCATCCGCGGTCACATAGTATTCTGCTACGGCTTCCTCAAGCGACATTGTTTCCAAGCGCGGAAGTAGTACTTCCAACACCTTGTTCTGGTCCCAGGACTTGCCGTCTGATTTAAGCGGATGGTTAGGTTTCATGCCGCAAATAGTAGTACCACGTTGTAACGGAGGCAACACCCCGCCATTCCCCATCCGCAACCGGCCACCCGCAACCCTCAATCTGCAAACTTTTACCGTTCCTTCTACGTTCCCTCTGTGTTCCCCCTTGTTCCCTCTCTAAAATTCGCCAGAGGGAACGCAATAAACCGAGACTAATCAATAGCTTACCCACTAAAACCGCCTTGCGTTCCCTCTGTAACCCCTCACTCCCTATTACCCCCTACACTATATACCCCCTATGGGATATACATACTATTTCTAATCTCAACTTAGAGAGAATAGAGGGAACAGAGGGAACACATAACCTAACCTGCTGATTCTAAAAAGGAATAAGCGTTCCCTCTACGCCCATTCACAGAGGGAACACAGAGGGAACAGAGGGAACGCCCGGCCCGCCATCCCCCATTAACTTGTAAATAATTGCAAATTCATGTTGACAGCGCCGCCGCCGTGGCTATACTAACAAACATGCAAGTTTTTACAAACAACCACGGAGAACAGGAAAATGGTCATCGCTATTCTTTCTATGTGCATCTTTTCAGGACTCACCATCGGCCGGGCCGTGTGCCGAGCCCTTGGCTTTTCTTAATTCATTAATGGATATCAGGAGACAAGATCATGTCTAATTACAAGCAGGAAACCATCAAAGAGATAACCAACTGCCTACGCAATGAGGGCTTTCGCGTATTCATCGCCGAGCGGGGGAATTACGGCTTTTTTACAGATGAAGCGGGATCCAGAGTTGTTAGCTTTGAGCTGAGTCCTGGTGGGCCGCGTTTTACGGGTAATTACAAGACCGACGACCCCAAGACGACCGGCACGGGTTGGCTGATATGCGAAGGGTACCCGCGATTCTATCGCGAGATATTCGACGCACAGCCGCCGACGTGGGCGGTTGGCAGCGCATCCTGGCGGTTCACCACCTTTAAGGAGCACACAAAGACGCACCAATCATCCAGCCGATATGCGGAGGCTACCAGCGATGAGTGATACAAAAACCGTGGTTATTTCAAACGGGTCTAAGTGGGCCGGGCAATCCCCCGAAGGCGTTGATGAGCTGCTGCAAGCCCTTGCGAACTACGCATTGGATCCAACCTTTGAGGAATACGGCAACTTCATTAGCAGGTCTGACGATCCAGCGGAATGGATCGGCGGGAGAATCCCAGAGCAATTCAAGGGATGCACACGGCATTTCTTTGGCAATTTCTTTGCGCTTTCCCATGTTTTCAACATCTACACCAACGATTCGGCACTCATCGAACGACTAAGCGCGGCCATCCGAGAGAACCAGAGCCGGGAAGATTACGCCCAGGCTAGGAAGTCGCTGGAGGAGATGAAACGCCAGCGCCAAGCGGAAGAGGCACGCCGAATTGAGAGCGCTAAGCAATGGAGGGTTTACTAATGCCACGCTTCACCATTAAAGACTTACGCGAAACCATCGCACGGTATAACCGCTATGCCATGCTGAGTGGATCGACCTACTACTATAAGGAACAGGGCCGCAACGGGTATCAAGCGGTTGACCTGTACCGCATCGAGGAGGACGGGCGCGAGAGCCGCATAAGCATGCTGGAGGGTGGAATCTCCCGCGAGTGTGCCGCGGCCATCGAGAGCCACTACGGGTACACCCATCCGCAAAAACCCAACCGGCTAACACGCGACCAGGCATTGAGAGCCGTTGAGATCGCCGGGGCCGATATCACCGAGCCCTTCCACGCGCAAATGTGGGACATTGTCGACCTGCTCACCGTGTGGGCCAAGCGTACCGGATACCGCAAGCCGCGCAACGCCAACGGCAGCACCGGCCGCTACTTCTGGGAGCACCTGCAACGGCTGCACCACCGCCACCAGCACAAAGCCGCGTAGTTAATCAATTAAAGCCCCTTGGCCATTCGCCGGGGGCTTTGGTGGATTAACCACAAAAGGAGCACAGAACATGCCCACCCCCACCGAATACCGGCGCGAGCAACGCGCCATCCACGTGGCCAAGGAACGCGCACGGCTACACACCACTATTGCCGCGGTCAACTTCAATGATATACGCCAACAATGGCGGGCGCTGTCCGGTCGAATGATGGACCCCGCGCCATTCACCCCGGCA